TCGCCCTCGAGGGCGAAGGCGCGCAGGGGATAGTCGGGCGCCCGCGGGTTCGACATGACCTTGACGGGCTCGCCGATCCGGTCGCCGGGCAGCGCGTAGGCGTAGCGCCAGCCCGTCTCCGGCGTGACGGCGAGGCGGTCGAGGCGGGCGGTGCGGCGCGCCCAGTTCCAGCGGTGGCAGGCGAAGGCCGCGCCGACCACGGTCGGGTAGATTTGCGCCACCTTGGCGGCCTTGGGCGTCTCCTCGTCGAGCGCGGCGATCGGCGCCGAGCCCAGCCGGGCCAGCGCCTCGTTGACCGTCTTGAGCGTGTCCTGTGTCGACATGGCCCCTCGCGCGTGGAGAGGCCCGGCGCGGGCGCGCCGGGCCGGTGGCGGCGTCAGCCGGCCGCGGTGGACTGCAGCGCGAGGGTCGGGACGCCGAGGGCGGACACGGCGGTGACGACGTAGGTCTTGGTCACGGGCGTGCCGCCGCGGGCCATGCTGGCCTCGATGATGTCGCCCTTCTTGAGGCGCTTGTCGGTGGCGTAGGCGGCCGCCTCGACGACGGCGGCGGCATCGGCCGTGGCATAGATGTACTTCGAGCACATGTCGCCGGCGGCGACCGCCGCCTGCGAGACGCGCACCAGCGCCTTGGGATCGTAGGCCATGGGAACCTCTGGTTTCGGGAGAGCACGAAGGCCCGCGCGCCGGCGGCGCGCGGGGTGACGGTCAGGGGGTCGGGCGGGTGAGCGTGGTCGGCAGCTTCGACCGGATGCGCCGGACGCCGCCGGGCAGCAGCAGGGCGGTGGCGCAGCCCATGGTGTTGGCGGCGAAGTACGCCTTCTTGGTCGGCACGTAGTCGATGCGCGATTTGAGGGCGTAGTTCGGCACGAAGCCAAGGGCCGTCTTCTGCCAGACGTAATAGTCGACGTTGCCGGCGCTCGGGACGGAGAACTGGCTGTCAGGCAGGGGGATGTACGTCACGCCCTTGTAGGTACGGGCGCCGATCAGCTTGAGCATCGGCCGGTCGCCCACGTAGTCGGCCGACGAGAACTCGCGGTACATCTCGAGCTGCAGCATGTTCATCTGCGGCAGGGCACAGTAGAGCTCCGGCGCCGCCGTAAAGCCCTGGCTCAGGATACGCCCCGAGGCCGTGATCGTGTCGACCACGCTCGGCGCGGCGTTGGCCGAGACGTCGATCGTCTCGATGGCGCCGGCGGCGGCGTCGAGGGTGGCGATGTTCAGATTGTCGAACAGGCGGCCGAAGGCGTAGGCGCCGGTCTGCTGCGCCACCTGCTGCTCGTTCTGCGACATCTTCTCGATGTCGGTGGTGAGCACCCACTCGTTGGCCTCGTAGTCGACCATGGTGGCGCTGACGGTCGCGCGGTCGGCGTTCATGACCGGCCGCTCCTCGATGGCGGTCGACATGATGGTCGCCTGACCGGCGCCGGCCAACTTCCACGTGACCTGATTGCCTTTCACCTCGCCGGTCTCGTTGACGCAGCCCTTGAGGCGATATCCCTCGTCCTGAATGACGTGGATCACGCCGGACATGTACTTCTGTTCGAACCACTGCGGTGCGCGACTGGTCATGTTCCTGGCTCTCGATGTGAGGATGGTGTCTCACGTCGGGCCGAGTGCCAGGCTGCAGGCCGGTCCGAGCATGGGCTCGAAGGGCGGCCGCGTCGCCGGGGTCTGTCCCGCGGATACGGCCACACTCTCGCGCGGCCGCGGGCGCGTTAAGCGCGGCGGGTCAACCGCCGTAGGTCGCGAGCGTGGCGAGGCGCTGCAGCTCGGCGTCCGACACGGCGAAGGGCTGGCAGGCCAGGCGCTCGATGTAGCCGTTGACCGGGAAGGCGCCGCCGCCCACCGCCAGGGCCGACATACCGGCGGGCATGGCGGCCGGCGTCGCGGCGACGACGGCCCCGCCGTTGAGGCTGAGGGCAATCCGGCCGGGAGCGTAGGAGACGGCGAAGGCGTACCGGGTGTCGGACGCGAGACTGCCGACCGCAGTTGCGGCGCTGCCTTGCGCCACGCCACCCACAATGGAGTACGCCTGCAGGCGCGTCCGGTCGGTCGAATGGATGCGCAGGATCAGGCAATCGCTCGACGTGCCGAGGCGCACCAGCGTGCCGCCCTCGAGCAGGTCGAGCGGTCGGAACACGCCGCAGAACGTTGCCGACGTGAGAGCGGACGACAGAGTAGCGGTGTCGCTATCTGCGCTGCGAGGTAGACCTCCCGTCGTCGTGCGGATCGGGCTCGAAAGTCGGTCGCGCTCGAGCTGCGGCGTTCCGATGTCGAGTGTCAGTTCGATGGCAACGCCGCTCGGCCAGTTGAGCTGAATGCCCTGCTGCAGACGGTCGGTTACAAGCGCCGCGTCGGCGGGGACAGTGTTATAAATCGACAAACGTTGAATGTTGCCGTTCAGTATTGACTTATAGTCGTTCTGAACGCTGCTCGTCTGTGCGCCCGTTGTCGCCAGACTGCGCGAGCGGAGCCCGACGACGGAGAAGCCGGCGGTAGACCCGCCCGCCACGCGCAGGAAGGCGCTGCCGGTCCAAGATTGGTTCTGCGCCGCGGCCGAGGCTGCGTTCTCGTGCAGGATGAACTGCGAGGCCGCCCCTGTGGTCGTGCCCGCGCCCGTCGTTAGGCGGATGCGGATGAAGTCGAGCCCCCGCTCCTGAAACACCGAAACGACGTTGAAGGTGATGCCCGAGGCCGAGAAGGCCGTCGCGAGCGTGTTCGCGGGGATCCAAGCATTGGGCATCGTGCCCGGCGAGCCGGCCGCGGCGCCCGCCATGCCGCTGTTGGTCAGGACGTTGGTGCTCGCCGGCTCGTACAGCGCGCCCTTGTTCGTCCGGCCGCGGACGTTGACGCCCACCGAGCCGTAGGTGCCCGACAAGTCGTCCATCAGCTTGACGCTGTTGCGGGTGAAGGTCAGCCCGTCGCCGGACGACGCGAGGAGCGCCCCGTTGCTCACGGCCCGGTCGTTGGCGAAGTCGATGTCGAAGGCCGCCTGCTCGAGCGCCCATCCCGCGAGGAGCGACACGGCGATGGCGCCGGCGGCGACGCTCGAGATGAGGTAGTGCTTGACCTTGGGCGTGTTGAGCCGGTCGACCACCGCCTCGATCATGTCGCCGACGCGGAAGCGCGGGTCGTTGAAGTAGTTCGGCGCCTCGACGACGGCGGCCGCGTCGTTGGTCGGGTACAGGTAGGCCGACACCACGCCGCCGCCGGGAACGGGCGCCTGGCCGGTGCGGACGACGGAGCGGTGCCGGTATGCCATGATCCCGCGCCTCAGTTCGGGTAGAGCGTCTGCCACATGCGGTCGGTCTCGGCCGCGAAGGTCGGGTCGTACTTCGCATTGCCGACGATCCCCCGCGGATCGCGGGACCGCGCCTCGACGTCGGCCTTGTTGAAGCTTCCGGCCGGCGCGCCGCCCGGCGAGGGCTGCGGCGTCTTCATCTGCGCGGCGAACCACTCGATCGCGCGGTTGCCGGCAGCGGTGTCGAGGGTCAGGCCAAGCGCCTCGGCGCTGTCCGCCGAGAGGCCGCGCGCCTTCCACGCCTCGAGCATGGCGTGGTTGTCGCGCACCCGCCGGTCGACGGCGGCGTTGCGAGCGTTCTCGTCGAGCGCCTTGGCCTCGTCCGGCACGAGCGCCGCCTTCTCGGCCGCCAGGTCGACGGGCGGCTGCACCATTTCGCCGTCGATCATCGCTTCCATGACGGCCCCGATGAACGGGCCGAATTGCTTCTCGCGGATGCCGCTCTTGAGGGCGGCCTCGCGCGCCAGCTTGAACACCGGATCGGCCTCGAGGTCGCCGAGGTAGGGCTTGAGCTTGTCCGAGGGCTCGAACTTGTAGCCGCCGGCGTCCTTCGGCAGCTCGCCGAGCTCGCCCATCCGCGCGATCGCCTCGCGGGCGGGCTTGTAGGCCCCGAACACCTTGTCGAGCGTCTCGCGATCGCTGGCGCCGTACAGGTGGTCGGGCAGGCCCTCCGGCCGGTAGGGTGAGGGACTACCCTCCCCGCCGGTGGCCTGCCCGCCAGCGCCGCCGGGATCGGGCGATCCGGCCGGTGCAGCGGCGCCCGCGCCGTCCTCGGGCGCGCGCATGGGGTGGAAATCGAGGCGTCGGCCGAAGTTCATGTCAGGTTCCCTCTCTGACGTGGCTTTGCTCCTGCCGGCCCATGGCGATGAGCTTGAGCAGGGTGAAGAACAGGCCGTTCTGGCCTTCGCGGGTTGCCGCGTAGAGCAGCGGATCGGGCATCCCGAGCACGAACAGGGGGCGCCTGACCGTGATGTCCGCCAGGTATTCGACGAGCTCGCGCCCCTCCGGGGTCGCCATCACGGCTGCGGCTGCGGCCGCGGCGCCGGCGGCGCGCTCCTCGAGCCGTTCCTCCCACGATCCGCGCTTGTCCTTCGGATCGGGGCCGTCGAACCAGGCCCAGTCGGCCGCCCCGTGCTGCTCGAGGATGAGGTCGAGGGGCTGCGCCTGGCGGGGGCCGTAGCTCGGGGGGATCGCGGGTTGCGTCACGCTGCTGCCGGCGCCGCCTCGGCGCCCTCCCCTGCCTGGCCGGCCTGCGCGGCCGCGATCGCGGCCGC